GCAGCAAGGTCGCGATGTCCAGAGTGAAGAGGTCAATGACCTCTGGCATCTGGGTTTTGAATGTTTCAGCAACAGGCGGCGACTGAGTCATACATAAACCTGCCTTAGGGCAAAAGTAAGGCGAACAATAACTGGGCTGATGTAGGTCAATTGCCAGCCCTGCTCAAGAATGTAGTTCTTGGCGTTAAGGGTAAGGGTGACCTCAACGTCAGTAAGGTTGGCAATGTCTACGGAAGTCAGAAGCCCGGTCGCCAAATTCGCCGTGTAGTTTGCGGGTCTAGTAAATCCGTCAAGGGACAGGGTCGAAATGTTTTTGTAACCCAGGTCTAATTCGCCACCCTCAAACTGAGCAGTAAATGTCTTGGTTGCATCTGGCGGTGTCCATTCAAAAGCTTGACCGCCCTGACGATACAAATAAGATTCAATGCCATACGCGTCGTCAAGATCTAAGGGGCCAGTCGAGCATTCCCAAACCTCACTTTGGGAATTAAGGCCGTCAGTCAGAATTTGTGAGTAGCCATCACCAAACTGAACACGCTGAGCCCTAACACCACGGCGCACGCTTGTCTCAAGCGCAACGTTCATGTTGTTTAGGTTGATGTAAGCAGTCATCGCAGAACACCTCCGCTGCGCTGTTCATTGATTAAAGTTGACATCACGATACCTTGCACCTGAGTAGCGATCTGTTTCTGAGCAGCTGCGCTTAACTGTTCGCCAGTGTTTTCAACGCTGATATTGATTGAACCTACTTGGACCCCGCCACCAGAAGCTTCAACACCAAGCCGACCACCAGGTCCACGTTTCAGAGGCATGATCGCCTCAGGGCCAGCCTCGCCCATCAAGCCAAAGCGACCAGTGCCGCCGTTGGCGTAGGCGAACATGGTGGGGCGTTTGACGATACCGCCCTTAGCGAATCCAGTTGGCAGAACCTTGCTAAACGCTGCTGCGCCAAATGCGCTGCCATCTATGCCTGTGCCACCACTAACAACCTGAGGCCCGCCAAATGGCGAGGTTGGCCCCGCGCCGCCACCAATCATCCCAATAGCAGACATGATGCTACGCAAAATTGTTTGCTGGATAATCATGCGAGTTGTCGCCACCATGATTGCCCTGGCAAACTCTAAAAAGTTTGCCTTGCCAGTTGTCGCGATATTTACAAGGGCATTTTCAAGGCCTTGGAACGCATTGGTCGCAAGATTGGCCACGCCTTCGCGCATAGTGCCAATGCTTTCTAAATAGCCAGCTGCTGCATCCTTAACGCCATCAAATGCAGTTGCCTGCTGCTTAGTGACCTCAATAGCTTCAATGTTGACAGTGCGAAATTCTGAAGCTTTGCCAATAAGCTTTTGAAGCATCTTTTCGTAGTCTTCAGCAGCTTTCTGTTCAGGCGTTTTGGGTTGTTTCCCACCGCCGGTTTGAGTGCGGTCAGGCATGGTGAAAAGACCAGTCCCTTGGCGTTGTGTCGGTGCAGCTGCCCGGCCAAAAGCTAAGCGATCAAACAAAGCTTTGTCTTCGCCTAACTGCTGGCCAAACTGCTGGTAATATTTCCCAGCTTCGTCAAGAGCACCTTTGAAATCAAGGGTGAAGACCCTTTTAAGAATCTTGGCACTGCTAACAGCAGATTTGATGATGCGATCAAACAGTTTAATGATCGACATCAGAACGATGGCAACGCCACGGATACCGCCTTCGATAACCATGAACAGCGAGGTCCAATCGTTCTCGCTATCAAACAGAGTCGCGAACGATTCAGCAATCACCTGAAGCGCCGGCAACAGCTGATCCATCAGCTGCATTCGGAAGCCTTCAAACTGAAAACCGATCTTTGTGAGGGTGTCGTTAAACAGCTCTGCGCGCGGAGCGAACTCTTCGCTCAGGTTGTAGTTGAACTCTTCTAGGCCCTCAGACCCTCCGTTCAACAGCGTGATCATGTCAGCGCCAGACTTGCCGAACAGGCGCATCGCAACTGCCGCCTTCTCAGGGCCATTCGGCAGATCCTTGAATTTGTCTGCCAATTCCCCTAGCAGTACGTCCGAACCCTTCAGGCTGCCATCAGCACCTTTGACACTCACCCCCAGGGCGCTGTAGGCCTCTGCGTAAGTTTTGACCCCTTGGCTCGCTTCAAACTGCGTGCGGGCCAGAGTCTTGAGGCCAGTCTCAAGCTGCTTTTGTGAGACATCGGCCAGCTTGCCTGCATTGACGTAGCCCTGCAGGGTGTCCGCTGCGATGCCAGTTCGAGTGCTCAGCTTGCCAAGCGCATCAGCAGCATCAATGCTGCCCTGAATGAAACGTGCAAAACCGCCAACAACTAAAGCAGCGCTCAGCGCTTTGAATGCTGTATTCAGGCCGCCAACGGCCATCTTGAGGTTCTTGACCTTGCCTTGCACTCCCTGCATGGAGTTGCCAAGACGCTTGATATTGTTCTCGCCCTTGACGTTGGCGTTGATTAACAGGCCAAATTTCGCCGTCACTACTTCTGCTCCTTATTCAAAATCTGCATTACCGCGCCCTCCATGACCTGCAGATCCTCCAGAATCGAGCGAGGGTCTTTGACTTCATACAGTCTAAAGAGCCATCGCACGGCTCCATAGTCCAAGCCGATCACACCACTCATAGAGGTGCGCCACTGCGTTTGACACCGCAGGAACATCTCTACGGCTTCCCAGTTCTCTTGCCAAACCTCAAAGTCTTCAGGCCCTTCAGGTTCTGGCAAAGCGATGCCAAAGGCTGCTGCATCGGCCATTAGCTCTGAAGTGTCTTCAGTGCCTTCGGCCCAGACGCGAGCAGCCTCCTCTAGTTTTTTCGCTTAGCCCCTTGGTGGCTTTCCAGATAGGTAGCTGCAATCGCACCGGCGAGCATCGGCACGTCTAACAGCTGGGCCAAAGCCTTCTGACTAAACGGCATTTCTTTGCCGTCGTCGTCGGTAATGCCAGACCAGCCCACCAGGATCTCAGACACCAGCTCAGCCTCAGTCAGCTGGTCTTCCTGAATAAGCTGCCCGATCTCGCGCAAGCGGCTCTGGCTCACACGTTTAAAAACCCCGTCAAAGGTGACGCGCTGGTGGCGGCCACCGTCAACGGGGATGTCAAAAGATACAGGCCAACTGTAAGTGTCTGATTGCTTGAGTACGAATGCCATAAAAGGTGGCTAATCGGCGCAAGCGTAGCAGGAACTCAACTGAGCGCAATCGAGAACTCGTCGTTTCCAGAATCAGACGGCGTGGCGTTGTAATCCAGATTCAGCATCTGAATGCCGTCACTATCGCTGTAGGTGGCGCTAGTGAGGTCGGTTTGCGGAGCGCTAAAGGTGACGATGTTGCCGCCAGTCTGACCGTGCTGGAACGTGTTGTTTCCAGTAGCCGTGCCAGTGATGTCGGTAAAAAAGTTGTGCGTTGCCATCAGCTCAGCTTCAAGCACGATGCTGCCGCTAGGCCGACGATCGGTGTAAAGCACTTCTTTAGTGCCGCCCACCAGCTCGCGGTAGGTAGTGGCAGCGTTCAGATCAAAGCTGAACGACTGAACGGCACCTGCGTAGCTGAACAGTTGTTGGCTGGTGGTATTGCCGTTCTTGAACAGCACCGGCTTTGCTTGGTTCTGATAGGTCGGCGTTGGGTTGGCGCTGTCGTCGGGGGCGTTGTAGATGCCCACCATGGAGAAGCTGAGCGTCGGGATTGCTCCGACTTCTGCGCTAATCGAGAACGAACCGCGAGCGCCAGTCACCTTATGGCGAACGCCATCGGTGAAGTAATAGAGCGTTGCCGACTCAAAGGACGAAGAACGCGGCGCATAAGTAACCGAGGTGTCAGCAACAGTGGCGACGCTGCAGCCACAAGCGCGAATCAGGGGATCCCAAGCAGGGGCAGTGCCAGCAGTTCCCGAACCTGCCAGCTCAACCTCAAAGGTGATCTCAACGCGCTGGAAAGCCAGCAGGGCCTCAAAGTTCCCCATGAAGCCGCGAACCAATTCGCGCTCAACCACATCCGATTGAATCGGGGTGATTTCCAAGCTGCGAACCAAAATCGCGTTGTCAGTGCCGGTAGGCGTTGGATCGGTCGCGTAGCTGCTCTCGATTTCAGCGAGCAAAAGTCGCTGGCTAGTCCGCAGAGTCATCGGTTACAACCTCAAGTTCCGGGGTAGTGGGTTGCGCCGGCTCGGTCCGCTGAACAGCTTTCGCTTGCCGGTAATCGTCACCCACCATCGTAGCTACGGCGTTGTGGTCAAATCATCTAATTCAGTTCTATAGCGAACCAAGTAATCGCAACTGATTACGCCTGCAGGCTGATCAGCATCGACCATTTCAAAGTTGACGGTCTGAGGTTGAACGTCAATCGCGTGACCGCCCAAGGTCAGGTCAGCCATGATTTTTGAGTGCAGGCTCTCAACGATCGGATCCGCAACCTCGTCAGGCTCATCACCGCGGACAATCACGCTGACGCGCACAAGCAGCGACCAGTCAAGGGTAGGAAGGCTGGTGTTTTGCTCTGGGGTATCGCTGATGGGTTCAACGATAATTGCAGGCGTTTGACCGCGAGTCAGGGCAACAACCCGACTGCGAAAAATGCGGGTGCTGACGTTAGTCGTCCCCGCAAGGCTGCTAATGATGTCTTCAATTATGTTCTCGCGTACTGTCGTCATGAGTCGCAGCAAATGCTCACGTCAAGGGTACGGTCAGCAGCGCTAGCCGTCACAACCAGCCGCAAGTAACGAAGCGCATAGCCGTTATAGGTGTGAATGTGATTGCCGATGTCTTTTATCTTTGCGTCATCCAGCGGTCCAAAGTTGGTGCCATCCAAACTGCCCTGCAGCTGGTAGGTCACTTGGCCGCCAGCAATGCGGTCAACAGTCGTGATGACGACGCCATCAATCTCAAGGGTTTCTGAGGTGCCCGTGTTGGTGATGGTGTCGAAATGGTGGATATTTGCAGGGCGATCAGCATTGCCGCCCACGATGGTGTGGCTCATGTCCGCTGCAATGCAATTTGAACAAACTTTCCGTCATCAATCAGGAGAGTCTCCCGGACGGTGTAAGCAGTCCCGTCAACAGTGATTGAATCACCGCCAACGAGACTGCCGAAGTTAGAGGCTCTGGTGGTCAGCGTGTAATCGGTCGTTAAAACCATTCCATCGCTAATCACTTGGCTGGGCATGTCCAAGATCGCATTAGCCGTAGTGCTACCTGCAGTGCAGGAAACACCGAAGTCGGCCAAATAGATGTCCAGATCCTCAGTAATGGCCATGATCAGCCGTACTTCTTAGAGCCCAGGGCAAGAACGCTGACAGCGCCAGCGCCAGTGCCACCAGCCACGGTCACGCTCACTTTGATGAAGCGCTTCATGACGTTGGTATTCACGCTGATCTTTTCGACCAGTGCGGTGTTTGCGCCAGTGGTGGTAAAAGCACCGCCGCTCACGTCGGTATAAGAACCGCCGCTAGTGTCGGATTCGGTCAGCTTTACCGCGTAGGTAACGCTGCCACCACCTGCTTCAGCGTCCAGCACAACGGCCAGATCGCCTTCGTAGTCAACGAGATCAACTGCAGAGCCAGTGCCTGTGGCCGTGACCACATCGTTGGCAAGCAGACTCAGCACTTCGGTCCCAGAACCGAGGTTCTGAATAGTCATGATTTAGCCCTCCGGCGAGAGGTTGTTTTGGGTTTGGGGTCTGCAATGTCAATGACGACATCCTTGACCTCTTCCTGCACCTTTTCAGGCGCCACAACTGCACAGTTGCTGCCGATCAGGATTGCGGCGTCGGAAGGGGAAGCCTCAACGACTTCCCCAATCCGAACTACCTGACCCGCCAGCGTTACCTGTTTGCGGATCTGGATCTTCATGATCAGAGGGTGTTGTTACCGCGGCTGAAGGAAGCGCCGTGACGGGCAGCCACGTCAACGTCCTGCAGAGCAACCACCCGGACGGTGCCGGAGGTGCTGCCGGTGTAGGGGTCAACCATGATGTCCAGACCGCTGAAGTAAGCGATGATTAGGTCAGCAAAGTTGCCGAACCAGAGATCATTGCTGGCGACTTGGTTGGAGACGATGGCCTGATAGCCGTTGACCTCGCCGTTCTCCATCACGAACAGACCGGAACCAGTGTCCTTGGCCTTGGTCTTGAGGCTGCCAGCCATGGCAGCGTTCATCAGGTAACGAGGAGTGCCCAGCAGAGCGTTAGCGCCTGCAACGTCGCTTTCCAGAGCCACAACCTCAGAGAAGGTCGGGGTGTTAGCGGCGAAGTCTTCGGTCAGAACGCCAGTGGTGTCCTTCAGGCCAAGAGGCTGGTTGGAAGAACCAGTGCCATAGAGACCGACGCGGTCGATTTCCAGAGCCAGGACGCGAGCCAGGTCGTTGCGAACCATGTTCTCCACGTCGATGGAGGACTGGATCAGCAGTTGACGGCTGAAGTCGGTGAAGGCGCCACAGGTTTTGGGGCTGAGGGCGACCTGATCGACGGTCTGCTGGGACTCGGTGGGAGAGCCAGACTCAGCAACCCAGTAAGCGGTAGCAGCACCGGACTGGCGGGGGATGTTGATCGGGCCAGAGAGGCCGGTCAGCACGGTTGCGCCAGCGCGATCCAGTGCGGACTGGTTACGCAGCAGGTCAATGAAGTTGGCAGCGTCAAGCTGAGTCTCAACCAAGTTGCCACCAGCGGTTGCGGTGGTGACGTTCAGGTCACGGGTCAGCACATCCATAGGGATGGCAAAACCGCGCTGACGACCAGACTTGGCAGCAGCAGCCTCAGAGGCTTCAATTTCAAATGCAGCAGCTTCGCGAAGGCTGCGATCTGCAGGGTTTGCCAGGTGGCGAATGGCCTTCAGGAACGAGAAGCTGCGAGCTTCTTGCTGCGAAAGACCGATTTCAGCGGCCGACATGGTGACGGGCTCCTCTTTGATGTTCAGCTTGTCAAGAACCGCAGCGCGGGCCTCGTCGATAGAACGACCAGACTCAATCAGCTGACGGCCCAGATCTTCCATGCCGTGCTTAGCGGTCAGGGAAGAGATGTCAGCAATGCGGGAGCGCTCAGCCTCAGCGGCTTCGGCCCGCACCACTGCCAGATCAGGGGTGGTGTTTTCCATTGAAGGAATAGTGGGATCGGGTGTAGGTGCTGCCGAGGCAGCCTCTTCGGTTTTGGCCTCTAAAGAGCGACCAATGCCAACACCGGGATCAGCCGGCACGGCAACGACCGAGACCTCATTAGGGGCCCAGGAAGTAGCGACAAAATCGCCGCTTCCACGCTCTTCCATCTTGTCGATGGAGTAGCCAAAGGAGACATTTCGAAGAATGCCATCCTTAACGTCGCTCAAGATCTCTTGCGCGAACTCATTGCGGCTAAACCGCACACGGGCATAGCCCCGACGTTTTTTGCCGTCGATGTATGCCCGCTCAACAACCCCAATAACTCGATCAGGGTTGTGGTTGAACAACAGCGGAGCGCCGTCGTTCAGGCGACTCAGATCAGCCGCCCCGTTCTCATGGCTAAGAATTTCATTGCCGAAATACCTGGCAACAGGAAATTCACTACTGAACGGGAACTCATACGTCCGCTCTTCAACCTCGTCAAAGGTCGTGATCTCAGCGCGCTTGTACTGACCCTCTAGATCACGCGCAGAAACTTCCGGCGGTTCGGCCTCAGAGGCATTGACTTGAAATTCACAAGCTTCGACCTCAGCAGGCTGAGCCGTCTCTTGCAGTTCAGTTTCTTGAGTTAATTCCACGCTTTGGTCCTGCGTTGGACTAATTCTAGGCTCCGCCATTTGCATCCTCCTGATCGTCATCGGTTATGGGTGAAGGCGTATCACCAAACGGGTCAACTACGCCAGCAGGCTTGGCCTGGCTAGCGCCACCGTCAGTGACTTCGCTTGGGTCGGTGTCGGTGATGATGTTGTATTCGTCGAGCATGGCCAATTCTTGCTGACGCATCACCAGCAGGTCATCTAGGTCACCGCCCTGCTCAGCGATAACTTGGCCAAGAGTTTTGAACCCGCAGCGAACTGCAGTTTTGTAGGCCTCAACTTCCTTCATCGGATCGACCCATTCCCAGCTGCGAGCAACCCAGCGGCTAGCGCGGTAGCGATCGGGGTTGCTGTCGTAGCCAGGTAGGTTCAGCGCGCCGCTCAAAACTGCCATTTCCAGCCAAGCGTCAAAGACGACCTGATGGAAGTTTTCGATCATGAAGCGCTGAAGCACGCGGTAGGTGTCGCGCTCTTCCAGCAGGCTCAGGCGGCTGCTGCTGTAGTTGGCCTCGCTGAAATTCTTAGAGATTGACTCAAATGAGACACCTACGCCAGCGGCAACGGCTCGCAGCATCGAACGGGTGAAGGGCTCAAGCTGACCATCAGGCGCATTCAGGTCAGGCACTTGGACGGCTTGGCCGGGGTCCAGATATTTAAAAACGCCGGGCTGGAAGTCGCTCACGCGCTCGCCTTCGTAGACCTCATCGCCTACCAGCTCACCCTCAGGTGAGGTAATGAAGCCCATCAGCGCGCTGCTAGCGCGGGCCCGCACCACCTCTGCCTCTTCATAGCCCTGCAGCATGTGCAGACGCATCAGGGCAGAAGCAAACCATGTGACCCCGCGGGTCTGGCTCGGACGCTCAGGAATGAAGAGATGGATGACATCAGAAGCCGGTACGCGGATGCGGCGACCGTTGCTCGGGTGCCCGGCATAAACGTCACCGGGGTGGTTGGCGTAGAAGTGATAAGCCTGAGGTCTCAGGTACTCATTGACCTCAATACCCATCCGAACCGTGTTGCCTTCAGCAGCACGCGGCTGGTCATCGTCAATCAGATAATCCGCTTCCAGCACCTGCAGGGAGAACGGAACACGGCTATCGCCAAAGGGCCGCCGGATGATGCGTATGAAGACTTCGCCGGACTCAGCAAGGCTGCGAACTAGCAGCCGCTCCATGTCGTGAAAGCTGAGCAGGCCGCTTACGTCACAACGGCTTTTATGACTCCAGCGCATCCACTCCTCATGGATCTGCGCGTTAATCGACTCGTCTAGCCGACCGCCGCGCTGCATCCGCACTTGGCCCTGATGCTTAATGCCTTGGCCGATAACGTTGTTCTCAATCGCCCGCAACGCCTGCCGCGCGTAGTCGTTATCGCGGCACAACTGACGCGCCCGATTGCGCAGCGCCTTAAAGCTGCCCTTGATTTCAGAATCGGCGCTAGTGCCAGTGGTGACCCAGTCGCTAGTAAGACGGTTGAACCTTGCGCCGGCATAAGCGCGGCGACGCTGCTTGGGGCCCTCAGAACGGAACAGCTCGCGAATAGCAGAACGGACGCCCATCAGAACCTCACGAAGACGTTGAACGGATTACCAAGGCCGTTGGCGATCATCTCGGCTTTACGCTCTCGATTCCGCTCGGCTTTTAGCTTCGTTTCCAACGCTAAGAGATCGGGCAGATCGTACTTTTTAAGGTTGCGATTGCCGATCGCGTATTCCTTAACTGCACCACCGTCAAGGATCGTCCTGATTGCTGCTTGTACGGCGTCCAGGTCCTTCTCAACCTGAGTGCGCCCATCAAAGGCTGCAGGCGTTCCGGTGTAGGTAAGAGCAGCTAAAACCTCAAGCCGACCAGCGCCGAGCGTGATCGTGCTGCCGGTCTTGGTAGCAACTGCGGTCCAATACCAATCGCCAGCATCAAACGCAGCCGAGTCAGTCGCTGAGATCGAAAATTCCCAGTCTTCTGTCCCGTAAGCAGACCCAGCTACAGAGTGCCCCTCTGTTGCCGTATTCGTCCGCAGGTAATAAGTCAGCGTGTAATCAGAGCTGCCAACCGTATTGCCAAGATTGTCAAGCCCTGCAACATCCCGCCACTGGATTGTGTCGCCGGCTCTGATCTTGCTTGGGATGTTCACGGCTACCAGTTACGAACGAAACTGCTGGCCGCAGCTGGCGGCTTCTTTTTGGATTTTAGCGCCGCCTTCTTTCCGCTCTCCAGTTCCTGCCTGAGTTGTTCCCACATCGTGCCTGGGTTCATGCGACGGCTAAACAACAGCAATGCGGCATATGCGTAGACGGCACAATCAAGCGCTTCGTTTCGATCGCCTGCCTTTTTGACATACTCCCGAATTTGAAAGCCCTTGTGATACCGCAAGGCCTGACGTTCGCTTGTGAGCTGCCTGAAGTACTCATCGTCTGCAGCCATGCCGAAATTCAGGCTGCCGGCACCCTCGTTATGACGCAGCCGGCCAAACAAGGTGGTCTTGATCGTGTCTGTGCCGAGCAGGTACAAGGTGACGCCTTTTTTGATGCTCTTTCCGCGCCAGTTGATGTCTACCTTGCTGCCCTTGCCGACAGCAGCGCTATTTCGCCTGCTAGAGCCTTTGATCGCTACCACGCCTTGCGGCAACCGCTCGCGGACGTAGCGGTAGACCTCATGTGTGCAGTGACCGCCGGAGTCGATCGCCATTTGCCTGATCGTTAACTCCTTACCGCTCGCCGTTGGCCATTTCGTCGCTAGCACCTGATCGAGCTGGCCCCAGACTTCGTTTTGGGTCGGGTCGCCCATCAGCTCCTGATGCCAGATCAAGAATCCGGTTTCGCCTTCAGCCCAACCCCAAAGGCTGCAAGCCAGTCGATTATCTTGCACGTCAACGCCGGCAGTCAGCAGCACAACGCCCTCAGGGCAGGTGCCGGATTCATACGGCAAACGCTTAGACATCAAACCATCAGCGCTAACGGCCGCGGCGTAGTCCTCAGCAAATGTCTCAGCAAGACGAGTATTGACCCAAGACTTGAGCGCAGGTGCATCGCCCTTCGCCCGCAGAAAGTCGTCAACCAACTGCTCCCAGCTGCACCATCCCAGCGGGCTATACAAGCCAGACAGGTGAAAACCAGCCGTCTTGCCGTCGCTAGGCGCTGTCGCGCGCCACTCGCCCTCCGACAACATCCGCGGCTTGTGCAGCTCCTCAAAGCGCTCGCCGCAATGCTCGCACTGATAAACCGCCGTACTGGGCCTGTCCTTTTCCCATTTGATCTGAGGCCACTTGAGCCACTCCATAACCCCACAAGCAGGACACGGGACAAAGAAGCGCCTTTGATCTGAGCGCAGATACTCCGCCTCAATACGGCTGAAGTCTTTGACCGTTGGCGTACTGGTCAGCAGGATCTTGCGACGCGCGAACGTGGTTGTCCGTCGTTCTGCCAGCGATACCGGGTCGCCCTCGCCATCCACATCAGACGGGAACGCATCGACCTCATCACAGAACAAATACCTACAAGGCGCAGAACGCAAGCCCGTTGCTGAGTTGGCCCCGGTCAGCAACATGATTCCGCCGCTGAACTCTTTGGCGAACATCGTGTTCCCTGAGTCCCTTGATCTTGACGGCGCGATCTTTTCCGACAAACAAGGGGTGTCGGTAATCATTGACTCAAGCCGCTGTTTGCTCAGGCGCTTGGCCATGTCAACCGTTGGTTGAACGCAGAGCATCGGCCCTGGGGCGTGGTCGATGACGTACCCGAGAAAATTGCTGCCCGCTTCAGTTTTCCCGGTTTGTGCTGCGAACTGCATCACCACCCGTTGCACCGGACTAGTGCTGCTCAGGCAGTCCATGGGGTCCCGCAAGTAAGGCGTACGGCTGGTGCGCCAGGCCCCTGGCTCTGCACTCGCCTTGCTGCTCAGCTTTCGATATTTGTCCGCCCACTGCGAAACCGTTAAAGGCTCCTCAGGCCGTAGCCCGTCAAGGAACCCAGCGCGCCAAGGATTAACCATCAGCCAACTCCCTTAATGCCGAGCGGTGCTCTTCACTTAGCACCTGATGAATCCTTGCCGGGTCCGTCTCGCCCGCTAACTGATGACTCAACCGATCAGCAAGGTTCGCCAGCGCCTCCCGCACACTCCGCCCCATAGCAAATGCCTCTTTCTTGACCTGATCGGCAGGGACCAGCTCGCCCCGCTGCTGCGTCACCTGCAGCTTCGCTAGCTCCGCTTGATAATGCTCGCGTCTCGCGCGACTCTCGTTGAGATCAGGGATTGCGTCATCAGGCAACCCGTTCACCCGACGCTTTAATTCCCTCGCATCACGCGGCACCGGCTCAATCGGATCCGCCTCGCTCACCTTCGCGTTGTTGTTCTTCAGCGTGTTCCGGTTCCATAGCTCCAACGCCATATCCCGGTCCAACCACCGCTTCCCGTCCTGCTCAACTACAGCAGCAGCAATCCGACTCTTGCTCGCATGAGTAACAGCTGCCTTCGTACAACCCTTCAGCGTCGCCATCTCAGCGAACGTAATCAGCACTGAGTTAACTGAAACTAGGCCTAACTTAACTCTCACTAAACTCCACTAAACTGTCTTGCCCTAGGTCTCTTTCTGCCACTCGTGAGACCCCTTGCGCCGCAAGCCTTTAGAGCTGTTACGCCCTGGCGCTAGCGAAATCACGCGCCTTCGGATGACC